GAAAAATATTTAATGACCTTTCAAAATTTTCTTGGTCGTATTCCCAAATGGAATACAGCTATTGTCGAAGAGGAAACTAATCGTATTACAGAAAAAAGCAATTGTGGCTACTTAACAGATCTTATAAGCTGTGTTCATATTATTCAACTAAAAAGTTTAACATGTATGCGCGTTGGAAATAAGCAAAAAAAAGTAGATATTGCAGTACCATCGTTGAGTGATTTTATTCATAAAATATATATAAATACAGCTCGTAAAATGTATACTAATATCTATTTGTTCGAGAGAAATATTGATCCCCTTCAAATTCAAAAGCACAATCGTGAATTAGAACTAATTATTCGTGAACAAATTTTAAATACTATTCGCGATAATATTCCAGTCGAGGACATATTAAAGGTGTATTTAGATGAGACTATAGAAGATGATGTGGAAGTGGAAGAAAAGGAAGAAATTATTTCATCCGAACCAGTAGAAGAAGAGACAAAAGAAGATATAGAAGCAATGGATGAAGAAAATATCGAAGATACGACTACACATACAAGTGAAGAAGTAAATACCACACAAAACAACACAAAACTTACGGATGATCAGATCGAATCTATGATTCAGTTTAATGATATAGATGAGGCTATCAGTGTTGACAAAATAATTAGTGAGATAGACGCACCAAAGACTGAAGATAGATTAGAACAAATAAGCCAAGAACGAAATATTGCTCGTAAATTGGAAGAGGATGACGATGACGATGAAGATCGACTTGTCATTGGTGATAAAATAAAACTTACTGAAATGGATGTTCATGATCTAGAAAAACCAAAGATTCTTAACAGAGCACCTATCGGTATGGACGAGATTGAAATATTAACATAAATCTACTTTTATAAAAGGTAGGACAAAAATAAAAATAATTCGTAAAAATTACATTAACTTTCTTTTTAGTTAATGTAAATGACAGATATTTTCGTATATGCTTTAGCCATATCAACTGTTTTTTTTCTTTTCAAGTTTTTAGAAATGAAAATGTTACCAGACGAAGATAAAAAACCACTGAAGGTCGTAATGAAAGAGACATTTGTCGTGTATTTTGCTTCCATCGTAGGCATTTATATGTATGCCCAATTTGATAACCAAGAAATAAAGACTGGTGGTTCAAAAACGACCATGGCGTTTGTCGATAACCCATCATTCTAAATTTATATCCATCCTAATATTTTACAATGGATATAAATTACTTTACACTAACTATATGATACTATTAGACATTTGAAGGTGTATATGAGATTAATTAAGTTATGTAGTAGTCGTTTGTATACAGTTAACAAAACACTGGTATTTTATCAATATTAATGATTTTATGATTTTTGTTAATCTTCTTCTTCGTAACAACATATTTCCCAAAACATTCGTGACCGAGTTGTTTTGAAGGAACCGCGCCGTGAATTGTTCTTGCAATCATTTTATATAGTTTAAATTCAGGATATCTCTCTTCACCATTTGTTTTGTATAAGATATTTCTATCTTTATCGTCTATTAACCATGAATAAATCAAACCAATTAGTTTGTTCTTTTTAGTCAAGTCTCCTAACTCGTCCATATCATCTACAAAATTATCAAATAGACAACATGCTAGTCGACACAAATCGAAACTAAAGTTTGGCTCTAATCTTGGTTTATTTTCATTAAAATAAGGTTCACAGTTGTATTGAGATCCTGCGTCACCTTTTGGATGAAAACTATCGCTACACATGGTCATACCCTTGAATTTATAAATAGACCTTCCAAAATCGATGATTTTATATATTTTTCCATAAGTAGGAACCTTGTAGTAAATGCCATCAAAACAATAGTGAATATATTGTTTGTCGGTTTCTACATACATGATGTTGTTTGTATGTAAGTCATTGTGGGTAAATGAAAATGTTTTTTGATACATAGCTAATGTTATGATTACCTGAAACAAACACGATGTCCATTGATTTGTATTTAATAATTCATTCTCCATTAGATAATCCAAGGTATTGGTACATTTTTCCATACAAATCATTTGAACTGGAAAATCAAATATTGAACAATAAATATCTTCTTCTTCGGAAGATTCTGATTCTTTGTCTTCTTCACTGCTATCATCATCACAATCCGAATTAATATCAGATTCTGAATAATTGCTGTTTTCTTCATCACTATCAACTGAAGTATTAGATGATTTTGAACTACACGAAGAAGATGATGATTTCGTAGAAGAATTTGATACAGGAGAGGCTGACGTATTATAAATACAACTATTACTTAAATCAATTAAATTATTAAACTGTAATACATTGTCTACAGTTAGTGTAGTATCTACAATATTATCCAATATATCCAATGTATCCAATGTATCTAATTCAATTGACTCAATATTTTTTATAATAGATAATTTCTTTTTATTACTTCGTGAGTCCACATTGAATATCTCTCTATGAACACTGTTTTCAATATTATATAGAAATTCACTGTTTTTATGAAAGTAGTCATTTTCATTTAAATAGTCGAGGTCATCAACAATGTTATAATTGAACTTGCTCTGAATACCCAAGTAAGAACCATAATAGTCAATAGAATTCATACAACCATAATGTTGTAATAATTGACTAGATAAGTAGGTAAAAAAAGAATCAACATAAGCACTATTGTTTTTATCAAGTAATTTAGGAAAACAATTGTCACTTGTATCATTATATTTTGGCAATGTTGTTAAATCATTATTTGAAGTATCGTATTTGCCAGTTAATACTTTTAATGGGTCAAGTAATGGAGAGAATTTACTGAAAGCCGGTTTTTCAAGAATATTATTTGATTGGTCACTAACTTCAGCTAATAAAGAATTGCGGTCCAGGATTTGTTTTATAGAATATAAATTATACTTTTGGTTAAGATTAATACTATTGTAATTTGTTGAATTTAAAGAGAAAAAATTGTCATAAATAGGCACATAATTTTGTAAATCGCGAATCTCAAATTCCGATTTCTCTAAAGTTTGGAATAATTCCTCGTTATTTGTTTTTCGATAATACAGGGAAAATGCCATTCTTTATTATGGATAAAGTAAATTATAGAAATATTTAAACTAATTACGTTATCTATTAATTATTTTTTTCTATTTAGACATTACTTATGACATTAGATTTAAAAAAATTCGATATGAAAAACATTAGCTTTCGCCCAGATGAAAATAAAGGTCCTGTCGTTGTTTTAATTGGTCGAAGAGACACTGGAAAAAGTTTTTTAGTGAGGGATTTACTCTATCATCATCAAGATATTCCAATTGGAACAGTTATTTCTGGCACAGAAGCAGGGAATGGTTTTTTTTCAGCACATGTTCCAAAATTATTTATTCACGATGAGTATAATACGGCTATTATAGAAAATATATTGAAGCGTCAGAAAACCGTGTTAAAACAAGTACAAAAAGAAATGGAGGCTTATAAGCGAACGAATATAGATCCGAGGGCATTTGTTATTCTGGACGATTGTTTATATGATAATAAATGGACGAAAGACAAAATGATGAGACTGCTTTTTATGAATGGTCGGCATTGGAAAATTATGCTGATAATTACAATGCAGTATCCATTAGGTATACCGCCAAATTTGCGAACAAATATAGATTATGTATTTATTCTTAGGGAACCGTATATTGCTAATCGAAAACGCATATGGGAAAATTATGCTGGCATGTTTCCCACATTTGAGTCATTCTGTCAAGTTATGGATCAATGTACTGAGAATTTTGAATGTTTAGTTATAAATAATAATTCCAAATCAAATAAATTACAAGACCAAATATTTTGGTACAAGGCCCAGAACCACAAAGATTTTCGTTTAGGTTCTAAAGAATTCTGGGAACTGTCGAAAAATCTAGGTAGTGACGACGAAGATGAAATGTACGATCCAGGTAGTATACAAAAGAAGGGAGCGGGACCTAAGATTAATGTAAAAAAGAGTAAGTGGTAATTTTAACTATAACTAGCCAGATCTATTAAAAATATTATCTTGAATTAAAGTTATATAATAAGAATTATTTTTTCTGTATTCTTATTATATATTAATGGACGGTAAAAAAACAACATCAAAAGAAGCAGAAAATATTAGTTTAGTATCTGATACATTTAAAACAGCAAACGATATTGGCAGTAAGCGTAAAAATAATGTTGATGATATACCATCAAGCGAAACAAGGAAAAATATATATATTGGTGACGAAAAAGTTATTGATTTTAAAAACAAAAAAGAGTTCGTTATTTTTAAAAATCAGATTGATGCCATGGTTAAAAATAACTTGTATATATTAAAAGAATGCAAGGAAAGCAAACGATTGTTGGATTTAAAATATGACACATTGAATAATTCTATTAATTATATTCAAATATCTGTTATTTTTTTATCGACAATTTCTGGTTTTATGGAATCAACCAAAACATACTTTGATACGCCTACTACAGCAGTATCTATTTCTGGTGTTACAATTTCTACCTATATTAGTTTAATTTTATCTATTTCCAAATATTTTAAATTCGACGAAAGCAAAGAGCGAATTCACAACCTTAGAGAGAAATACTCAAATTTGCATAACAAATTAGAATACCGAATGGATGTATTAGGACCATGGTTAAATGACACATTATGGGAACATCAAGATTG